AAACATAGCCACCCAGCCAGCAGCAACCCAACCAACAAAGGGGATACTACTAAGAGTAGGAGCAGCACTAGCACCAATGCTTGTCCCCACGAGTCTTCCTGTACCTTTTGCTGATCCAACTGCTTCGATACATGCTTCGCTTTTTCGGGCAGCAACTATCTCTTCTGTCTGTGATGCTGTCAAACCAGGTGGTTGATCAATCCAAGATCTCTTGTTAGATACAGCACCTCCCTGATTAGTCTTACCATCTAAGAAGTACTCTTCAGTGATCTGAGTTGTCTCTGTTGCTAGTCCTAAGAAACCACCTTTCTCTTTGATGTCCTTAGTAATTAATGCTGTCTTTGGATCGTTAGCACTATAACTTATCTTGTATCCGTCTTTATCAGCAGATACAACATAAGATGTATAGTCACCTACAGGTATATCCAAGTTAGGTAATGCACTTTTATTGCTAGTGGCGATATATCCTATCATTCCAATATGGGATATACCTAAGATTCCCCCTAGACTTATTCCAATCCACTTGTTCATGGCATTGAAGGCAAGGGAACTGGTGCACCAGTGACATCTGGAAGGGCACTCTCAATGCCACCACCTACAGAAGGCATGATTGCTTCCATTGCTTTTTCTTTCACACTATCAATGATAGCATCCTTTCTGATGAATACATATCCACCTAGTCCTACTACACCAAGTGCTACTGCACCTGAGAAGATAGCGATTCCGTTAATAATTTTTTGCATGATGTTTACTTATCGTTTGGGACAATTTTTACAGGAGCAGATTCAATCCTGATGGTTTGAGCAGGTGCAGTTTCAGATGCCTTAGCAATAAGAAACTCCATATCTTTTTTAGATATGTTAGCACTACCAGGATCACTATCACCTTTCTTCTTCTTGCCTCCTGTTTGAACGCCAAAAGTAGCTAGGGTTCCTGTGAAGACCGAAGCTATAAAAGTTGGATCAATCTTTTCTCCTGCATCATAACCTGGTATTTTGACGTAGTTCAAAGTTAAAATTCCTGCGGACCAGATGAGAACGATCACTCTTATCAGTGTCGCTAGATACATCAGTTGCTCTTCTTTATCATCAACTGCTTCTTTAAGTTTACCTAGAGGACCTTTGGGTTTCTCTTTTACTGCTTCTGCCATGATATTTTATTATCTGTCTACTATATATAGATTTCCTGATATTGACACTCTGTAGTCATCTGTAGTATAAAATGGATTGACTCCGTGATACATTCTGGATGGAAATAGTGCCATCTTCCATTCCCATGATTTATCTAATGGGATATGTTGAGCATCCAGTCCTCCTAAAGGACTATTCCATTGAAACTGAAAAGATGCTGTCTCCTGATTATTACATTCTTTATATCTCTCCTTCTCTTTCTTCATATCATATGGGATTACCACCCAAATAGCAAACGAAAAAATACCAGAATGAATATGTAAAGGATTAAAATCATGTTTCTTTTGATAGTTGACCCATAATTTTTTCAATTCAAAGTCTACCTTCTCAGGATCATGAAGTTCTTCCCCAAAACCCATACTAAGTGTAGTTCCAAACTCTTTAATGTAATTCCAACTTAAATCTTTTGTGAACTCTTTGGTATGTTCCCTTATAGGAAGATGCCAAGATTGTTCAAGATGCCCACCTAAAGTATTGCGAGCATCATCACCTCTTTCATTTATACAAGTTTCTAACTCAGAACGAACTGTATCGGGAACTTCAGCGAAGATCCAACCAGGTGACCTAATCCACTCTGGTCGCCAACGATAGTTATCATTCATTAACTGGTTTCTTTTTACCTATGTTATACTTAGACTCAAGTGTCCAGTCATGCTTTTCTTTATATGCTATCACCTTGATCTGACTCAAAGGTGCTGCATCTTTAACTTCATCTACTTTAACGATCTCTACAAGACCCCAATCAGATAAAAGTTTAATAATTCTATTACGTCTTTGTACATCATTCTCAGATAAATTTGCTCTCTTACCATCAAGTGCAAACAGTTCTTTAAAATGTACTATGTAATACTGCCCTTTCTTATGCAGTATGTGACATGATTGATATAACTTCTTTTCTTTTCTGGATGCTACCCCAATCCTAGTGAGAGTTTCTCTTACCTTTAAGAAATCGTCAGGTTCCTTTAAAGATATCTCCACCATATCATCCTTAGTCCACGGTACTTCAGTAATCATTTCTTACCCCCTTTGTTCAGTTTGTCTTTAATGTAATCAATTTGGTTTGGGGATAGGATCCTAAGTGCTTGTATTGCTTTATCTGTACTATATCCATAGTACCTTTTCACAAGGTCGAGATCATCTATCTTCTTTTTTTTACCCCAAGGAGAAAATCTCCTTTTCGGTCTAACAATATGTATATAAAAATCATATTGCATTTTTGAATCTAGAAATGAATACTGATTCATCTCATTGGCATACATCACAGTATCCATATGATGTGACATACACTTGTTTATTATGTACGCAGGATACTTTGACTTCCATGCAGGATCACTATCTTCATCCATAAGATTATTCTTATTAAGATTGATAGAGTTTAGATAATCCTTTAGTGGATAGCGTTCATCGTATGCCATAATTAGTTAATACAAGTTCCTTACGTTGTTGTTGATCTGTCATATAATCACCTACTGATCTCATTGTGTATGTGTGGTCATACTCATATGCATTCCACCCATGAAATCTATCTTTAATTAAGTTAGAAGAATTGTAAGATACCATCTGATCTCCTATACATGTATTACATACATGAGCAAACTCATCATGATCAAATCCTTTGTGCATACTACCTGACTTACCATACAACTTTGATTTGATTTCATATGGAGGATCTAAGTATGTAAATACCTCTTTACTGTTTGGCATCATATGAACATAACTGAGATGTGTGATAGACCATTTCTGAATCACTTGTTCATAGAACCTAAGTTTTTCTATACCTCTCATTGAGAAATTTGAATCTGATGCTTGAGGAGAAAATGATGAAGACTCAGATAGACCACTGAAACTACATTTATTAATTATATAAAATGAAACAGCAATATGAAAATCTTCTTTTTTACCTTGAGCAAGATAGTCTTTTGCATCATTAAATAAACCTCTTGCTGATGCAGGATCTGGATGTCTTGACTTTAATTGTACAAGTTCATTATATAATTCTATTCCCTCTGTCTGTAAAACTTTCCAGAATGTTGCTAGAGGTGTATATAAATCATTTACCCATATATCTAAGTGAGGGTACATCTGTGACACATACAGAGCAACGCTACCACCACCTAAGAATGGTTCACGAAACTCTTTGTAGTTATTAAAGTCAGGAAAGTATGGTGCCATCTTTTTAACAGCACGAGACTTACCGCCAGGATATCTTAGTGGAGTTTTAAGATACATCGAAATTACACTCCACCATGATTTGAGTTAAACATGCCAATAGGTTAATCTCTTGATCGACAACAAATGCTGCCTTGTATTGATAGTCTGCAATAATTAGAATTGCTGCAGGAATACTAGGAGGTGTCATGATAGAGGAAAGACTATCATATAATGTTCTCATGATAGATTGAGGATCACTATCTATATTTTGTGTGACCCACTTCTTGACATCATTAAACTTCTTTGCTTTTAATGCTGCAACTAGACTATCAATCTTAGCATCCCCCAAAGTAGCAAGGATACCAGTATCAATACTTCCAGTAGACGCATACCTTTGTAATTCATTTAAGGTACGTCTAAAGTCTGGAAAATATTTGTTAACAACTTCAGCAAGAACTTTCTCTGAGAAAGTGACATCTTCAGCAGTAAGGATACCTTTACATCTTGCAAAGAATGATGCTGCAAGTTGTTGTTTAATTTTACCACGAACATTGAAATCTATTACAGTTGTTCTGCTGTGTAGAGGTTCAATGATCTTGTTCTTGAAGTTGCAAGTAAATATAAATCTACAATTTTTCTGGAACTCTTCTATCGATGCACGAAGTAAGAGTTGTACATCTGGTGTAGTGTTGTCTGCCTCATCGATGATAAGGACTTTGTGCTTTGCTCCTGCTGTAAGTGATACAGTTGCAGCAAAGTTTTTTGCTTGGTTTCTGACCGTATCGAGGAATCTTCCCTCGTCTGATCCATTGATGACATAGAAGTCTGCTCCTAGTTCATTACATAATGCTTTTGCAATAGTTGTTTTACCGACACCTGCTGTGCCTGATAAAAGTAAGTTGGGAATCTCACCCTGTTCTACGAAACTTGTGAACGTAGATTTCACAGATGGTGGTAAAATACAGTGCTCGATATTCTTCGGTCTGTATTTTTCCACCCATAAAAAATCACTCATGATGTAGTAATGTTGTATTCAATTTCAATGACTTTGCTCATTCTACCAGTAGAATCTGCTCTAGTCAATTTAGTCATATTACCACCAAGTTGTTTGGTGATACCTTCTAGTTCAGTTAGAAGTTCTTTCTCTAGATTTTCTACTGGATCCCAATGTCTGTCTGCTCTCATACCCACTCTGGTTTGCGAGATGGATCACGAAGGTAATTAGTTGCTACCCAAGGTTTAGATGCAATGTATCTTTTATACTTGGTAAAGATGTCAATAGTCTGATCATGTTTGAATTGATCAGGACCTGCGAATGCAAATGTTGTAGGTTTGTATGGATACTCAGCAGAAGGTATTAGTTCTGTTGCTTCCATCAATGTTGGTTCGCAACTATGTGTCTTGCCATAACGATGTGTATATTCTAAACACATTGCAAGACCATGTGCAAGCAACCACCATGCATTTGCGGTAGACTCATTTGCCCATATGGTGCAAGGATGATTACGAAATGCACCTCTCTCTGTCTTGTATGGTTGACCATCGAGACGATGTAGGTCACCATACCCATGACCCCACTTCTCAGAACAAACAATAGATAACATCTGACATGTTTCTAATGGCATCTTTACTATGTGTTTGTCTGGTAATCGTTGAGCAGATAATGTTGGGGATGGATCTGTAACGAATATGTTCATGAATTTGGTTCTAGTGCTATAAAATATTTTATCCCATCACCCTTAAAGGATGCAACATTATGTTTACTAACTGAAACCTGATAAGTACCTGGTAATAATTTTAAGTTCTCAACTTTAAAACAATAACAGAACTCTTCTGTAGACTCTCCAACTTCTACACTATAACTATTTGAACTATCATTCTTTTTATCTGTGACAGACAACTGCATTACACCGTCAGCAGAGAACAAACATAAATCAGGTAATTGATATACACTTGCTGCACGTTGTAATTGATTCAATACACCTGCTTCAAGATTAAACTTGACATCTATTGAAGGTAATTCAATTTCTTTCTCAGGAGGTTGAGTAATAATATCAGGGTCAGCATAAAAGAATCTTGTCTTTGTACGACCATGTGTATCACTTACTGTCAGATAATTTTCTGCTGTTGTATCGATCTTAGGTTGGTCAAACAGAGAT